CACTTCTCATGACAACCATGATGGAATAATGACAGAACGTAAAAGAGTTGGTCAGGGTTTGATGCAAATGCTGGGCATGATTATGCCCGATTCAGTAAAGCGTGGCGCTAAAGCAGCTGTTGACTTAATGGATGAGGCATCCAGGCGCGAAGTTAGAGATGAGCAAGGAAATAGAATTCTTAGCTCTGTATCTAATTACAGCATATTTAGTCCTAAATTTATTAAAGAATTAAATCAAGTTAAAGGAATTACCCCCCTTGGCGCACCAGGTGAATTTTTGGGTGCTTATGCAACTCGAATATTAACAGATATCGGTAGTGATTCTTCTAGACATATTTATTGGCGTTATAACCATCCAATGGCAATTGCAGATAAACTTGTTGAAGAAGTAGCAGGAGCACCATATAGAAATTTAGATCCTACTCGTAAGGCAGCCCTTGGTTTGGCGGTCGGTGGCCCCATGGCCGTTTCTCTTGGTAACCTTGATGTTACTAATCCAGGAGAAGCATTTAGAGCAAAGGGTTTTGCACAAAGTTATGCCGAGACCGGTTCCGACGATAGAAGACAAACATCACAACCAGGTATTGAATTAGCTGAGCGTGTTTTACTTGGTAGACAAGGCAGACCACTTAAATATGAAACAGCTAAACAAGATATACCTGATTTAACAAAAGAACGTTATAGCAATTACATGCGTAACTATTACCAGGATAAAGGAATTACTGGTATGGGTTTAGTGAAATTTACACCTGAAAACTTAGAGGGCGTGCCTGAGGCACGCATTGTTGGATTCCCGATTGGCTTGCAAGCCGTGGGTGCGGGAGTGGGAGGGGCAGCGGCATTGCGCCATGCAATGAAAACAATGCCACAAAAGAAAACTACCACTGTAATACCAGCTCAAGATGGTAGGCCCGCCAAGACTGAAACCAAAGTAACAAATGCCCCTGGTGCAACTAGAAGAAGTCTTGGTATTACAGCGGCAGGTTCTGCAGTCGGACTTGCAACTGGTGCATTAATTAACAAATTACTTGCACAAGCCAATAGACCAAAACTAGAGGAATTAGATGATTATCAGCCTAAAATGTAGACTGATAAAATTAAAGTACTAATAAGAAAAGTGTTTAAAAGATGTCTGCAGCTATTATTCAACAATTGTTAGGTTATGGCCTTAAAAATCCTGCTGCATTAAATCCTATTGCAAAAAGCCTTGGGCTTTTGTCTAAAGGAAAAGCAATTGGCCAAGGCGCTTTAAGAGCAGGTACTACAGCATTAACCTATGCGCCTGCTCTTGGTCAATTAGCAACTGCTGCTAGAGAACAAGATCCAGCCGCTCTTGCCGGCGGTCTTGTGACAGCAGGTGTCACTAAGGCAGCAGGTGGAGGCCTACTTGGTGGTCTTCTCGGCACTGGCACCGCCATGCTTGGCAATGCTTTAATTGCTCCAACTGCTGCAGCAACTGGAGATATCTTTCAAAAAACTTTAAACGCTGTTACTGGTTCTCGTAGGGAAGCAGGTAAAACTGGCCTCGGAGGTGAAGGAGTGATAAGTGACGAGGATAAACAAGTATTAAGAGAGTTAATTAAAAGCCAACCAGAATTAGCGGCTAAGTTATTACCTGCATTTGCACAAATGCGAGGTGTTGACACCGAAAACCAAATGAAGTTGAATCAACAAACTGCAGCTCTCACTGGTGCTCTTAATCAACAAGGAATCCTGGGAACGCTTGCCAATACTTCTTTAGGTGAGTCAGGTGCAACCGTAAGAACAATGATGTCTGCACCCAATCCTTATGCTAGCTCTGCATTCAGTTATAGAGGAGGTTGATAAAAGTCATGAATTTCGGTCAAATTTATGGACAAAGTTTCCCCAATCTTGGCTCCTTTGCGGAAGTTAATCCCAATCCATTTTTAAATAAAACAACAAATCCAAAACCTTCTAAGACCAATAACAAGTCTGATGGTGATTTTTATCAGCAGTTGTTAAATGTCATGGGAGAAATGTCTAGTCCGGAAAGATACAACCAACTTCTTGGAATAAAATCTCAATTTGATTCTCAACAAATGGCTAGAGCATTGCCATATAATATGCTTCAACAATTACCTGGACAAATTACTCAAGCTTTTGCTTTACCAGCTGCAACTGTTTTAGCTGGTAAAATGGGTTTAGCACAAGGCATCGGTCAGTCAGCCGATATTATGGCAAAAGCAGGAACTAACATGGCTTCATTAACCCAATTAAGCCCTAGAGGTTTCAGTTTTAATCCAACGAGTTACATTTAGGAGATAGATTATGAATCCCTTTGCAGCTGGTTTCCCCAATCTTGGAGCTATTGCTGGTATAGGCGGTGCTGGGGGTGCCGCTGGGGGTGCAGCCGGCGCTGCCGGTCTTGCTGCTAGTTTTCTAAATCCGGTTACTCTTGGTTTAGGTGCAGCAGGTTTAGGTGCAAGTATTTTTGGTGGTTTAAACCAGGCAAATGCAACTCGTCGGGCTGGTGAAGACTACTTAAAAGCAGCAGCAATTAAAGATCGTACTGCAAGAGAAGCTTTAAGAGTTCAACAGGCCATGGGCAAACAACGAATGTTTGCAGACATGGCAATGGGCATTGGTGATCGTGTCGCTCAGCTGGGTTATGGCAGAGATCTAGAGCTGGGTCGCCAAATGCAAGGAGCAATGTTTAAGCAACGTGAATTAGAACCCGTAGCCATAGCAAATAGAATGGCAGAAAGAAGAGCATTACTTGGATTAGAAGGTAGTAGAGAAGCCAGGGATGCCGCAGAAAGAGCTAGTAGGCGTAAAATAAGAGAAACGATAGCCGGATCTGCCGGTAAATTTTCGGGTATGTTTGGTCCGATTGCGCCAATAAACACGAAAAACATGTTCATCTAGGAGTGAAACAATGAGTAGCGGTGGCGGTGGAAGTAAAACTGTATATGTACCTCAACCAGTAGCACCTCAGAGGGATAATTCAATGCAGCTCATGCTCGGCATGATGCAAGAGCGAGAAAATCGTGCCGATGCTCGGGCCGCAGCAGAAAGAGCTGAACGTAAAGCGGCTGAGGAAGCTCGTAAAGCAGCTGGTCAAGCAGGCCTTGCTGATTTCACTGATCTGTTATCGAGACAATTAAAACGCGGTTCAATCACAGAATCAGACGCACAGGCAAAACTGACTAATTATGGTTCTACTTATGGTTTAGATCCACAAGGCACTATCCGTAGTACTTCCGATGTTTTAAATTTTTACCAGACAAATGTTTTACCTGAAAAACAAGTCGAAGGAACCAAAAGACTCCTCAGAAATCTCTTAGGTAAAGAGCCAGATAAGGCTTTACTGGATCAATACTTAAAACCATATACACCAGTTGAATCAGAAGATGGTACGTTGCCAGGGGGTTATGAAGGTTATACCGGTTTAAGAACAGGAAACCTTGAAGGACTCAGACAACAGATCCTTGATTCTCCTGAATACAAAAAAACAGTTAACGATAATTACTTAGATAATTATTACGATACAAAGTTTGGTTCTCAGGTTACCGACTCTGAAGGCAATCGAACGAAGAGACGCACGTTTAAATTTAATCAAAATCTTTTGCCCACAATGGATCAATCCCTGCTTGATAATACGGGGATTTCAATGCCAGATTATGAATCTGCCTTTGGTGATGCAGAAGGTATGACGGTTGCAGAAATAGAAGAAAATCTCCAAGGTGTACGTGACACTAGAAATTTCTTATATAACGCCGGCTTAACAAATTTACAAGGTGAAATTGATACCAATATTACTAAATTAAAAACAGAAAGCCAAGAAAGGATTGCTGATATGACATCAGCAGCCACAGTTACAAGTAGCTTACTAGGAGGATTCTTCTAATGTCAGATAGATTTGTTATCGATACCACAAGGTTTCCCATTCAGTTTGGAACCCTGGATGACCTCGCTGCCTCTGGTGCCTTCGAGGATCTTTTAAATCAACCAGCCAGTTATCTGGATTTTGATGACCTTGGGCCTGTTAGTGCTGATGTTACTCGGCCTGACGATTCAAATACAGGCGGCTCTTCTTTATTTAATCTCGATTATTCACCTGATGATATTATTCAGCCCAGGAGGACAACAGAATCATCAGAAGTTAATATGCCCTATACTGGTAACCAGGGATTAATACCACTCACACTTGCTGATAGACAAGAGAAAAAAATGGCAAACCCAACTTACAGATCAGGTCAAGCTTTCGCTGATCCCTCCGCTGGCTATCAAGCCCAGGCAAATAGAATTATTGCGGAAGTTCAAGCAGGTCGAATGGCCCCCACCGAAGGGGACAGACAACTTGCTGAACTTCAAAACCAAGAATTTGGCGCTTCTTCTTTTGATATTGGCGAATTTGAAAATCTCCTTGGTCGTCTTGAAGGTTCCAAGATGCGCCAACAACGTCAAAAGTCTGTTGAAGGTCGTAGAGACATCATGCAGCAAGGGTTAGCATCTATGATGTCTAACTTCTAATTTTAATTTTAAAAGGAGTTTTATTATGTCTGCTTCCGATTTTATGTTCGGCACACCTGGCCAGAGCGCCACGGACAGAAGATTTGGTACTTATGATGCCGCTGGCAACTTTGTTGATACTGCCAGCAATGAATATGAAAAAAACATAAACACCATCATTGACGAGGCTCGTGCCGGCCGTTTAGATACAGAAGAAGCCAAAAGATTAATTGGTCAGCTTCAAAACCAAGAATTCGGCGCTTCTTCTTTTGATATTGGCGAGTTTGAAGACCTTCTCAATCGTCTTGAAGGCTCCAAAATGCGTCAGCAGCGTCAAAGATCTGTTGAAGGTCGTAGAGATATCATGCAGCAAGGCCTGGCTGGCATGATGGGTAATTTCTGATAAGATGAACCAAAAATCTTTGGCTAAAGATAATAAATCAGATTTACGATTTGATTTAAATCGTTATAAGCAAGCCTCTAAAGTTGCTTATGACTACGCCAAGAAACAGGTTCAAAACGAAGACAAAGAAGAAACCGAAGAGGAGGATTCGTAATGGAAGAAGAAGAATTTTACTATGGTGATGATCCCTTTTCGGTTTTATTCGATGAAGATCAGGCGCGCAAGGCGGCCAAGGCTGTTAAGATTTTTCAAGATGTATCCGTTGGTTCTTCTGTAGCTAAAGGGGCTGCCTCTGGTGAACAAGAAAGAGAAACAATTGGCAAAGGAGCTAGAGAGCAACGTGCTAGTGCCGAACAGGCCCAGCAGTTCCGAGAGCGGGATGAAGAGAGAGACCGCAGACAAGCGCAACAAGCGTATAGATATTGAGATTTTTGATCAGTGGGTTGAAAACCTGGATTCTGCGACACAAGAATCCTTTTTAAATTTTGCTGCCGATAATTATTCAATTATTGAAGTTTATTTGTATTCAAGATTTTTAGGTTATACAGGTACGATCACGGCATGTGATCACTGGGTAAAAGATAACTATAAAAAACCTGACCACAGAAAAACCCTGCTTTATGAAATCAATAAAATGCAAGAAGACATCGCCTTGTTAAGAGACGATGTTGAAAATGGCATTGTAAAAAGAGATGCAGGTGTGGCACGAATTGCTCAAATGCAAAAAGAAATTAGAGGTAACATTGCTCAGGTTGAGCAGTTTACAAACACTAAAGATCGCAAAGGTTTATTAATGGCTGGTGCTGATAGGGCGATCAGAGAATTGATGTTTATTTTTAAAGACGATCCCATCGAGGTGCCCCTTGAAGAAGCAACAATGAGTGTATGGGCAAGAATGCAATTAGAAGAATAATCTGTATTACAATATTTAAAAAGAGTAAAAAAATGTCTGCAAACCCCAATAAATTACCCGGCATGCCTGGTGCGTTTGGTTCAGTCGATAAAAATAATTTAGCCAAAAGACCCTCTTCGGGCAAGGGAAGAGGTGGCAGAAAAGAAAACATGAGAAGAGCACTTGAGCAACGCAGTAGAAGAGAGTTTATAGAAAGAGCCCAGGCCTCAGCTCGACAGGATTCTCGTAATAGACGCCCTAGTGACATGAGATCCCGCGGTATTTCAATGGGGCCAGGTAGAGCGGGTAGGTCTTTTTGATGTCTAAGAAAAAAATGCCGCCAGAGGTGTTGGCGCACTTTAAATCAAAAAACGCCAAAAAAGATGATGGTTCTGAAATGAGCCCAAAAGAAAAGCGTAAAGCTGCTCTTGAAAAAGCTCGTGAATACAAAAAACAAAAAAACAATAAAGATAAAAAATAGGTTACTATTTAATTATTAGCCTATTATCTTGTGCCTTCCTATATCCACTTAGCCCTTAGAAGAAACGCAAGAGCGGCGTCTAGAAATTATCGTTTAAAAGAAGATAAGAATAAAGATATTCTTGAGAGAGCAAGGCAAGATTTTGGTTTTTTTTGTGATTATGTAGCAGATAAACCACCCGCTGAACACCATAAAGAATGGCATAAACATTTTGTTACTGAAGAAGATAGCTCATGCCTTTTGAGGATCGCTGGCCCTAACGTCGATTTATTGGCACCCAGGGGCTCCGCCAAGAGCACCGTATTAGGCCTGCTGACCGCCTGGGCCATTGGCATACATACAACGGCTAAAAAGCCTCTACAGATCCTTTATCTTTCTTATACCGTTGATATTGCAAGATCTAAGTCTGCAACAATTAAACGAATCATTGAAAGTAAAAGATATCAAGAAGTCTTTCCAACTGTTCGCCTGATGAAAAATGTAACCAGTAATGAATACTGGTCCATTGATCATCGTTTTGCAGGTATCGATACCACTGGTGAAGAACAGTTTACTCTTTGCGCTGCTGGTCTTAAAGGTTCAGTGACATCCAAGCGTTCTCATCTAGTTATGATTGATGACGCTATTAAATCATCTGCTGATATTTCTAACCCTGACATTCGTAAAACAATGCAGGATAACTGGAATGCAGTGATTGCTCCTACGATGTTTGAAGGTGCAAGAGCAATCTGTCTAGGCACCAGATTTAGACATGATGATATTCATGCCACTACTTTTAACGAACAGAACAATTGGACACAAATTGTTTTGTCAGCAATTCAAAACAATCCTGAAACAGGAGAAGAAGAATCTTATTGGCCAGACATGTGGTCTTTGGAATATTTAAAAGAAAAGAAAAGACAGGCTCCCATTGCTTTTTCTTTTCAGTACATGAATCAAATTGTTAGACAGAATGAATTGTCACTGGCACCAGAGTTGATTGTGAAAGCAGAAATTTCAACGGAGTTTGATAGCCTTGGCGTTGGTGTTGATTTGTCGGCTGGCACCAAAGAAAAAAATGATTACACCGTTATGGTCTTGGGCGGTCGCATTGAAGATCGAATACACATTATTGATTACAGACGTATTCGAGTCATGGGTAATTTAGAAAAGCTAGACGCCCTAAAAGAATTATTAAATGATTGGTCGATTATTGGAATGGATCAAAATGGAACACCATTTCCAACATACTCAACATGTGATATATGGTCGGAAGCTGTTCAATATCAAGCTTCCCTGGAGGCAGATTTCAAACGTATCTGTTTAAATAATGATGGTCTCTACAACTTGATTTGGCATCCAGTCAAAGGATTCCGTGCAGACAAGCTGGCACGATTCAGGGGAATCATGGGTATGTTTGAAGATCGTAAGATCATCTTCAATCGTTTCAGGAATTTTACTAATCTCTTCGAGGAACTCACAAACTTCGGAGTTAGTAGCCATGATGATTGTGTCGATGCTCTGGTTTGGCTTGTAAATGGTTTGGCGCGAAAAGGAAAACTACATGTTGATTACTAGTATTAAAATGATAAAAGAGAAACAAACGTGATGGGACCCGAGTACGTCGCAATTGCTCTTACTGCGGTGGTCTCAGCAATTACCGCCGGTGGGTGGACTGCAGGTAAAATTTTAGAACGTCAAACCGAACGTGTAAAGCAAGCGTTCGAGTATATTAATTCACAGAAAAGGAGAATTGATTTGCTTGAAGATCAGATTAATCGCATGCCTATTGACTATGTTTTAAAGGTTGATTTTCTGAGGGAAATCCAGGGATTGCATGATCATTTTAAGCAAATCAACACAAAACTTGATAAGCTTATTGAAAAGCTTTTGACAAAATGAGCTACATATTAGAACTACAAGAAAACAAAGATGGTGAAATCTTTGTTGTTTTTCCAGATGACATGACTGAAGAATTGAACTGGAATCAAGGAGATATTCTTCAGTGGGATTTAAAAAGTGGTGGAATTATACTGAGTAAAGTCAATGATAATCCTGGCGTAGAGGTTTTAGAAGAATGATTTATTACGGCGGCGAAAGCAATGTCCCTGGCGCACCAGGTAATGTTGGGGGTTTTATTGCAGGTGGTAATTTCCTGGGTGGCCAAGGTAGCGCCATTAATCCTGACTTACTAAGACGTGATTCACGCCAACAAAAAATTTATAATAAAGGCGTAGGAACCGATAATCCCTTTGAAAAGGAAACCTTTTTAAAAAGAACAGGACCCCAACTTCCACCTTTAGCGGGCAC